CTGCGTACTTAGGGAGTTCGTAAGGAACGGACTGATCTACGGCGACGGATATATAGAAATATCCGACACGGACTTAAAGGTTCACAATTCCAAGTACATGTACGTTAACATTGACAACAAGGGAAATGTGGAAGGCTACACCCAGTGGTTCGGAGGACGCAGCAAGATAATACCTTTCACTCCAAAAGAGATAGCGCACTTCTCGCACCGAAAGATAGGAGACTCACCATACGGAGACGGAGTGATCCAGCCGCTCACCTATGATTTGAGCCGAAAGGCAAAACTTCTGTGGGACATGCTGTACCTTATGCACAGGAAGGCTAACACTCCGATAGTTGCAAAGCTCGGTACGAAGGAAGAGCCAGTTCCGGACGGAGACGTTACAAGTTTCGGAAAGGATATGGAGTCTCTCACAAACAAGAACGAGTGGGCTACCAACCATCTGGTAGAGTTAAGCATCCTTGACTTCGGCAAGCTTGGCGAGAAGTTCACGGAGCCGCTCAGGATAATAAACAACGACATAATGGCGGGAGCTCAGGTTCCAGAGGTTCTACTTAGTTCTGGTCAGCTCAATGAGGGTATAGCTATTGCGCAGATGGACGGGTTCAAGATGAGGATTCAGTCCATACAGGCCGAGGTGGAGTCAGTTCTTGAGACCAACTTATTCAAGCCATACTTGGAAGCGCAGGGATTATTCAACGTAAAGGTAGAATTTGAATGGGGACAGCCATCGGACGAGGACAAGAGGGAAGAGGTGAATATGCTCATGAGCATTCTTGACTCGAGATACAACGTATTCGGAGACCTAAGAACTAGCGCGGAGACAAGGATAGCCGAGCTTTTGGGATTCGAGGAGATAGAGACTCCAGATGAAGAGAAGGAAAGGGAAGCAACAGAGCCTCAGCCAAAGGTGCCTCCTGCAGAAATAACTCCACCAATTCCAGTGAATAAATCTAAACCTAAAGAGGTAAAGTAATGTCGTATAAAATATGCGAGAAGCACCTGAATAAGTTGCTACACTACAACGACCACACTCTAAGGGAGTGGATCGGATACTCTTATACGGACTTTTTAGACGAAACAATTGAATGGATAAAATCTAAAGGATTCGATGGAATAGAGGGATTATCAGATTCAAAGATCGCAGCTTTGAGAACAGAGCTTTCAATATCCTTCAAGAAGGGTGAAAGCATACGCCAAATAGCTGCAAGGATAAGGTCTCACAACATTCCAGACTTAGACATAGAGATCTCCCCAGAATATGACGCAGACGGGAAGCTAATAAGGCGGGGATATTCGAGGATGATACCAGGAAACCTCAGAGCTGAACTGATGGCTAGGACGGAGACAATAAAGGCGTCGGCTGAAGGATCATTAAAGAACTATAAAAATAACATGAACATAGAGAGAGTTCAATGGAGCGCAGCAGTGAGTGACCGTACTTGTATTGATTGTATGGACATGAACGGAAGAGTGTTTAGCTTAGGCGAGGCGCACGGGTTAATTCCAAAACATTGCCTTTGCCGCTGCTGCTTTTTGCCGATCACGAGTGATTAAATAGGTGAATTAAAATGGGTAAGATAGACGAGAAGAAGTCGAATACAGTTGCGTCCGATCTTGGACAAACAAAAGCAATTTTTCCTGACTGCGAGTGCGGAGGAAAGTACGTTGAATCTAAGAGCATTTTTAGATTCGCAAAGATGTTCGTATGCAACAAGTGCGGAAAGAAGGTGATGCGATAATGCCGATAATACATGATACTATAGTCAAGCCAAACTGCAGAGTATGCGGAAAGAAGCAAGGATTTATAGGCGTGTATGGAGAGTTCTTATGTAGCGACTGCTTCGAGAAGTTCGACAAGAAGAGAAAGGAGAAAGAGCGATCCGAAATTAATCTGATATTCGAAGATCTGAGGAACGAATAATGTTAAGAATTTGTCCAAGATGCAACCAAAGGTTCAGCTATAATCCTTTAACTGATAGCGATTTTGTGCATGAATGTTCCAGTGGTAACCCAACGCTGGACAACGAGGATGTTCTTAGGCTAGGCGATTATGTCGACGATAGCGGCAACACTGTGATCGTCAGGAACGCCCTAAGGCAAGGAGAGGGAAACAAGCTTCAGGGAACTAGGGCAGCGATAGAAGGAGAGGATCTTCCGATGGCTCTGACACGTAGAGGAGCTAATGCGGACACCCATAGAACCAGAAAGCGATCCACGTACATCGATCTGAAAGCATAAAACGTCATTTAAAGCACTAGCTTTGTATTAATAAAAGCGATAGCTGCGTCGTAATCTTTTTATTAAAATACACCCTATATATTCATAGAGTGATTTAACATGCCATATAATTCAAATTCTGACTTACCAGATAGTGTAAAAGGTGTTCTTCCAGATCACGCCCAAACAATATTCAGGAGCGCATTCAACGCAGCTTTCAAAGAATACGATGGAGACGAAGAGCGGTGTATGAAGGTAGCTTGGGCTGCCGTTAAAAGCAAATACAAAAAAGGAGAAGGCGACAAATGGGTGTCCAAAGAGAACTTGCGAGACTGGAGAAGGATAGAGTACGTTACAAACATAGACGTAGTGGAGAACTCGAATATCAGCGAAAAGACGGACTCTAAACTGGATTCGTCTTTGTATATTGAAGGCGTAGCAATAAACGAGACTATCACAAGAAACAACGTAAAGTACGTCGCAGAGGAGCTGGAGAAAGCAAGCCCGTCGCTAATCAACAAGCCTATTCTAAAGGATCACAGGAACGAGGTTGACGCGATAGTCGGTAGGACTACCGAGAGCGTTTTCGACAAGAGCGCTAAGGCACTGAAGTTCCGCGGAAAGATCATGGACGAGAAGACAAAGGATATGATAAAGGACGGAAGGATAACCAACGTATCTATTGGTGCTAGGGTAAAGGACTTGATCTCAGAGGAGAGCGAAGGAAGCAACGTTCTGAAGGCCGAGGGAATAGAGTTTCTTGAATTGTCCCTTACACCAGTTCCAGGAGACGCAGCCGCAACATTGACACAAGCGCTATCCGAATCTTATAAGATAAAAGAGGAGCAAATGATAAAATCTAATATCGATGAAGAAGACGTTGACACTGACGACCTTCCGGAAGATACGGAAGAGAAATTGAAAGACGTAAAAACTGCAAAAAAGAAACAAGAAACAGCTAAGGCTGATTTAAAGAAGAATGATCTCGATACTAGCGAGGTAATTAAAATGGATGAAAAGATAGTAGAAGAATACAAGACTAAGCTAGATGAGAAGGATGCAGCAATTAAGCAATTGAACGAGAAATTAGAACTAATTGAAAAGGCTAAGTTTGATTCGTTAATAGCTGAGTACTCAAGTCTAGCGAAAGAGAAAAATGTCACTGCTACAGACGTAAGCAAGCTATCCAAAGAGACAGTTTCGGCTTTAATAGAGACTTTAAAGTCTATTAAGGTTGCTGAAGTCAAGGCAGAGACAAAAGGCGAAGTAAAGATTGAAACAAAAGCCGAAGAAAAGAACGATCTTCTTGTTGAAAGGATGGTCGGTGGAAAGATAATGTTCTATCGAACGCCTGATTCGAAAGGGAGTTACTTAAACTTATAGAGGTAAAAATGGTACTAAATACGAATGGATTAGTAATTTTAGACGACAAGACGATACCATCCACTTGGACAGCCAAAGCAGGTGGAGACATCAGTGGCGGACAGTTCCTTACGATTGTGTCAGGTAACGCACCAGTCACGCACGACATCAGCAGCTACACGAACGGCGACATAATCGCAGTAACTGGAGCTAGCGGAGCTAACGTGCTAGGTATCGCGCTGAAGAATGTTGCTTCAGGAACAAACGCTTACGTGCCTTACGCGACTAAGGGACTTTTCTTAGTAACTGCTGGCGGAGCAGTAGACCCAGAGACTGATATGAACGTGGAAATATACTCGGACTCTGTGCAGACTGCAGTAGCCTATAACAACGTAGTTGGGCGCGCATGGACTAACACTGGATCAGGATCAAGCGGATGCACGATACTGAGCTTAGATCTTTAAGGTGAAAAAAATGGCATACAAATATATTCAAGAGATACAAGGTCAATTAACAACTGATGCGGGAACGGAAGGTTCTCTTCTTATCGAGAAGAAGATCTACGAAACGCTTATCGAGGAAGTAGAGAAGAACTTAATACCGAGAACGGAAGCGGCAATATACTTAGGACCGTCTGACATTCCAGGATCAAGCATAGATTTGAACTTAGTCACTCCAGACACAATGAAGGTTCACGTAGTTGCTGAGGGATCTACCATTCCATTAAGCGCACCTACATTCACAAATACGAACATAAAACCGAAGAAATACGCGACTCGAATCGTTTCAACGACCGAGATGAGCGAGGACGGAAAGTTCAAGCTGATGGACGTATGTACTAAACTTGCTGCAAAGAGACTAGCTGAGAACGAGACTAACCTTATCATAACAGCTTTGGACGGCGCGACTGCTGGAACAGTAGCTGGGGGAGCAAACGTTACACTTACTGACATTAACACAGCAGTACTTTACGTAGAAAACCAAGACTACACGCCTACAACTATGCTTATTGGCGGAGAAGCATACGCAGACCTAAGAGAAATAGATACTTTCGTTGAAGTAAACAAGGCTGGAAGCGACTCGTTCCTAAGAAGGAACATGATCGGTACTCTGTTCGCCATGAACGTGTACAGGTTCTCAAGGAACGCAGCTCCAAGTACGACCTACGCGAAGTACGTCTACATCTTCGACAACTCGCAGGGCTACGCAATCGCGGAAAAGAGACCAATAACCGTGGAGAACTACGACGCAGTTGCTCAGGACTTACACGGATCTGTGGTTACCCAAAGACTTGCAGTTTCGCTGATTAGATCGACGGCAGTGGCAAAGATAACTAGCTCTTAAATGAGCTAGTTAATCTTAATATGAGGAACTAAAAATGGCAAGTTTAAGAAGTACAAGGGACGGAATGGGCTACGAAGAGCTAGCCCAGCCAGGATCACAAGTAGCTGACGTTTGGTTAACTGGTAGCGTTACGACTGAGAGCAACATAACTGCTGGTGGGGACATATCTGGTGCAAACGTGTATGCTGGGACTTCTGTTCAGACTCCAACGATTACAGCTACAACTCTAAGCGGAACTAATGTATTCGCAAAAACTTTAGCACAAGGTGCAACAGTTTATGGAACAGTAGTTTCAGGAGCTAACATTTACAGCGCAGGAGTAGTTACGGCACAAGGTGCAGTTAGTGGAGCAAATGTTTACTCTACAGGAACTATACAGGGAGACAATGTACTGGGCGATACGATGATTTCTGGAGCAGCAATATATTCTGCGGGAACAATAACTGCGACAGGACAGATAAACGCTACAAACAATAACTTCTCTGGAGCAAATGCGTTCCTAGGCACTGCTGTGCAAGCGCCAAGTATAGTTGGAACTACGTCAGTTTCAGGCGCGGATGTTTATGCAGCTAATTGCTTATCTGGTGGAACTGCAACTATTGGTACTACAATAAAAGCAGGTGGAGCAATAAGCGGAGCTAACGTATATTCAACAGGTGACGTATTGGGACTTACGCACAGTGGAGGATATGTTCTAGCTGATGTATATGTCCGAGGTAACACAGTCTGGGGACCAACAATCTCTGGTGGTATTGTAAACACGGGGTCAGTATTTGCTAGTAATATTATTAGTGGACTTAACGTATATGCTACAGGAGATGTACAGGCAGGAAGTTATTCATACGCAAGATGGTTCTCTGGAACTGATGTGTTTGTAAGTGCAGGAGTGGCATGTAGTCAATGTATAGCTAGTAACATGGTGTCAGGCGGAGCTATACTAGGTGGAACTTATGTGCAATCACCAACAGTTTTAGGAACGACTACTATATCTGGCGGAACCTTAGCTGGTTCAACAGCGCAGATAGGTGGAACAGCACGAGCAACGTTACTATCTGGCGGAGATGTAGCTATTGACCAGAAGCTAACCTTCGGAAGAGCAGCAGGTAGCCCATATTGCGGAGAGATACTACAATGCTTCAAGACGAATCAGACAATTAGCGGAGGCATGTGGGTCTATTGTGACGGAGTTTCAGGAGCTGATCCAATAGCTATAACTGCATCAGGAACTGGCGACGCACCAATATACGCCTTAGGAGTATGCACAACAGACACGGCTAGCGGTAACTATGTACCTGTTTTGGTTAAGGGAGTTACTTATTTGAAAACGTGGCAAGATATAGTAAGTGGAGTCCCAATTGTACCACACGCCGGATATAGCACTGCGCAAAATAGCTTTAATCTAGTTGCTGGAAGTGCGGCAAACTGGAGAGGAGCTACGCTAAGAGGTTGCGGTTCAGGACAGTCCGTACCAGTCTACCTATTTTAGGTAGACTTTTTTATTATTTTTATTATAGAAAATCCCGAAAAGGGCTCGACGAGGAATCGTTGATAAGGAGAGAAAATGGTTAGAGACAATAGATTAAAAATATGCACGTGGAGCGGGACTACGCATAGTTACGTTCTATCAGTGACTTCTGGAGTAGCATTAACAGCATATGCATCCGGAACTTCATCACATTCTATCAATGGAGAGATTCACGCAGTTCAGATAGACTGGACTAGCGGAACCAATCCAGGATACGTTGTAATAACAGCCGACGAGCCGAATGACACCATTCTGGCCGTATATAACACAAGCGGAACAGACAGGATTTACTATCCAAGAAATATAATATGCAACAATGCGGGATCTCAAGCCACAGCAGCAAACTACTGGGACAACTTCGTGGTTAGGGGTAACCTGTACTGCAACGTAGGTAGCGCAAGCTATGGAACAACCGCCGATGTTAGGGTATATTATATTTAGGAGGTAAAAGAAAATGGCAATAGGAGGAATAGACCAACCACAATTTGATGAGTACCAAACTAGCGGAACTGTTTACGTAGTAAGCGGTAATATGTTTTTGACATCCGGAAACGTAGGGGTTAGTAGTGTAACTAGCGCTTATGTAGCTAGCGGAAACGTAAATACTGCATATTATCCAACAGGGATGACTAGAACATATCCAATAGGAATAAATTGCACGGTTTCTGGAACAATAGCTAGCGGAGCAACGTTTAGCGGAACTTACGCAGCAAGTTTTGATGGTTATGTAAAAAGCATAGCATTTAATGGTTATACTCAAACTTCTGATATAATAAACGCGTATATTGGATCTCCAGGAACAAGGATTACAGAGAATTTAAGATTAGATACTATTCCAGTTGGAGTAGATTTAACTGTACCTATGTCAATAACATCCGGAACTACGTTAAATATTTACTATACTTCATTAGGATCAAAAGCAGGAGATGTTAATATTAATGTTGAGTTTTTGAGATAATAAGATGAGTATCAAATCTGCAGGAGGATGGACTGGGGACGCAAAGACAGATCTTAATATGAATCTAAAAGACATAAATAACGCAAACAACGCGCACTTTGATTCTATTGTAACTAGTGGACTTGTTGCTATTAATTCTTTAGTATCAAGCGGAGCAGTTACAGTATTGAGTACTGTTAATGCTACGGGCGCAATAGGAACTGCAGGGAGTTTGATTGTTAGTGGAACATCAACTTTTTTGAACCAGTCTGATTTTAATTTGCCATTTAATAAAAGAATAAATGTTAATCAAACCTTTGTTCCAAATCAAGGTGGAGTTGCGTTTAACGCAGTTCCAGGAATTACTGGAGACGGTAATTATACTGGATTTAATGTTTCACCAACTTATCATAGCGGAACTGGTCAATTTAATTGCTTTGCTTCTACAGTTACTCATTTAGGTACAACTGGAGAAGTATGTGGGTGGAGGTCTAATCTAAATTCAGCAGGAAATAATAATGTTATGGGTGCTTACGCTAGACTCATTGGTAATCCTGGCTCAGCAGCAGTTTATGGTTTTTATTTCGATTTCAGACCGAGCACAATAGCTAATAGTAATGGAATTTATCTGAATAATGAGCTAGCGGGAACAACAAATATGACTTATGGATTCCATGTTTCAGATAATTCTGGATGGACATATCCGTTCCGTTATGGTGGCGGATGGAACATAGACGAATTTGCAACTGAGACGCGAGGCGGAGGATTAATAGCAAATAGAACTACTACTGCTACGTCAGGAACCTATACAACCACAGGTAGTGATTATTATGTCGGATTAACCAACACATCTGGGGCAATAATCTCCCTAGGCTCCTTGACTATGACAGAAGGAAGAGTAGTAATAGTAAAAGATGAAGGAGGAAACGCAAGTGGGACGAACTCTATTTGGATAATTCCGCAAGCAGGAAATATAGATTTACTAGGTAGTATTTCAATAGCTACGCAAGGAGATTCCAAGAGAATAATGTGCGGTTCGCCTAATTGGTTTACTTGGTAATATGACACAGATAGATGTTGTAAGCGAGAAGATAGGGCATCTACTGGGTAAGGTTGACGCTCTTAAATGCGACACTAAGGAGATTAAGGATCACCTAAAAGCTCTAAACGGATCAGTTCAGGAGAACACCACTTTCAGAAAGAGCTGCGAAACACTAGAGAAGCGAGTACATTGGAAGGTAGTCGCGATCACTGGAGCATTAGGCGTATTATTCACTGGAATCAACGTGCTAATATCTTACGTAAGGTAAAATGTCAGACTCAGATATAACTACAGGAAGCGTAGCAAGTACAGCATTATTGCTCCTAGATAGTGTTCCGGATGCAGTATCTGGAGCAATGGCAACCTACGCAGAGATGGCAAGGAACAAGATCAACGCAATATTGGGAACCAGCCTAAGCACCAGCGGAATATCTCCGACCTATCAGACTCCGATGATAGACCTAACAGCCGCCTTTGCGCTCGGAAAGATGGCAAACGTAGGCGTAGATTATAACTGGAGTCTCGGAGAATTTTCTGTAAGTAAAGGAGCTTCTAGCAGCCCAGAATTTCAGCAAGTAAAGTTTTTAATGGACGATTTCAATATGTGCATGAAGGGAATCGGGAGAGGGGCTAGCTGGTGTAAGAGCAACGGATAGTCCTTTATTTAAATATGGTAAATACGAGCGATATGATTACGGACTTTGACAGAGTGCTTTCCGAAGTCGGAGCGCCACTCATAGTTAAGTTCTATGCTTGTAGCGGGATAACAACAACAGGATCTGAGTACGACGACGTAAGCTATGTTGCTTGGCAGCAGAGCGGGGCGAACGTATCTGGAGTTGCAGTTATACAGCCTCTGAGCAGGGACACGGCGGGAGTAGATTATAAGTTCATGCAAGAGGGAATAATACGATTCGACGACAGGAAGATATTCGTGACTGGATCGCTTCTCGACTACCAACCATCCAATTCCAAAATAAGGTTTTACATCGGAGCGAAGACATGGGAACTCCTTCCGGCGGGAATGCAGCCGCATACCGCTTCCGGAGTTACAATATTCTACACGGGGTACATTCGCGAGTATTAATAAAAGCAAGTATCGTCGTAATCCTTTTAATAAAAGAACGCGTATGTTTCTCAGGTCAAGCGAGACCTAAGTCTAGCCAAGTGAGGCGAAAATGAGTCCAATAGGAAATTCCACAGTATTACACGACATCACAGTATACCTTAAAGGCTTGTTACAAGCTAATGTTACTGATCCTATTGTTGGTTCTCGCTCATCGTCTTCTAAGTTTATTATGACTAGCTTTCCAATGAGAGTAGCAGAATATCCACTAATAACAATAAAAACAAGTATGGATAGCGGAGTTGGATTAGGAATGGCTAGTGAAGCAATGGAGATAAGAAACGTTATTCAAATATCTATTTGGAGCAAAAGCACAAAGCAACGGGATGAATTATTTGACAGTGTGCTTTATGCTTTAAGATCTAATCAATTAGGAACTGGAACTATCGCAGAGAATCTTTATGATCTTACTCTTGTTAATGCTTTTGATCTATCAGAAGATGTAGGACAAGAAAAGATACATAGAAAGATAGCGGAGTTTTCGTACAAATTTATAGCAGATTGAGGATAAAATGGTAAAGATAAAATATATAGGAGAACACTTGAAAGCAAAAGATTACCGTATTCCGGAATACGATTGGATCAAGGGAGAGATAAAGAATTTGCAAAAAGATATAGCGGAGCGCTTCTTAGAGAGTCCGGATTTTATAAGCGTAGAAGAGAAGAAAGAATCAAAGTCTAAAAAAGACGAAGAGGTAAACTAAAATGGGAGTTTTTGTAGCAGACCAAAATCGAGTAGTGTGGGCTCACGAAAGTGGCGCATACGGCTCAGGAGTATCAGTGTACCCCGCAGCAGGTAGCCCAGCAGTCTGGCCTGGAATGGTGACTAGTCACGATCTAACAGAGGACATGGGTATAATTAACCAGCGGTACTGCGGTACTGACAGTAGAAACGTAGGACAATTCATTGACGGCGTCACTGGATTCAATGGGACTTTAACAGTTATTCCACAGAGTTGGAGAATGCTAAAGTTCGTATTGGGTAGCACAGTAGATACGTCTGGAGCAATATCAACGCATGCAATTCTTGAGACGGATAGCGACAATGTTGATCCGTTCAACTTAGCTAACTTTACTAGCTTCCAATTACAAGATGCACAACAGACACTTGTAGCTGGATCTGGCGTTAACATGATCAGAACAATTGACGGATGCACTGTTAACACATTCACATTGAACGCAACTGAAGGAGAGCCATTGAACTTTGAGATTGGATACACTGCGCATGATGTTACTTTCTCATCTGGAGCACCGTGGTCGGTAACTGCATCTACATCTACGCCTTACTTATGGCAAGAGTGTTACTTTGATCTTCCAAGCGGAACGTCATTAACTAAGATGAAGGATATTGCAATTAATGTTAACAACACCTTAGAAGTAACGCACTATGTAGGAACTGATAGAGCGATAGGAGAACCTATTCCAACCAGCAGAGACTATGAGATTACAACTACAGTTCACGGAAACAGCACGTGGGGAAAGACCTTATACGCAACTTACTTCTTAGGAAGCGCAACATTCAATACGCAATTCAGATGCGTTAAAACAACGGGATCAGATCAGTTGTTCTGGACGTTCAGCGGATGTAAGATAACGGATATGTCGATGCCAACAAACAGCGAAGGAATCAATGAATGGGCTTTGACTATTACTCCACAGACATCGAGCATTGCTGTTACGGATCAAACGACGTACTGGAATCCTTGGTAGTAAGGAGTGAACTAAAAAGCTTTGAGTACAATCCGTGCTAAGATTTGGCACGGATATATTATTTTCTTTTCTAAGCGAGGAAGAGAAAACCCAAGCGAGGGATGAATATGACAGAAAAAGAACTAGATTGTTTTGCAAGTAAAGAGAAAGAAGTAAAGATCGGAAAAGACGTGTTCGTTGTAAAGGAACTTAATTACAAGGAGAAGAACGAAATAAGAAAGGGAACTATAAAATACGACGCGATGACTGGTAAGACAGATTTCGATATGTTTACCTCTAATGAACTAAAGCTTTTGAAAGGACTTAAATCTGCGCCTTTCGAAATAAAT